GACCTGACTACGGGCGTTAGTTCCGGCACCTTCAGCGGAGCCATCGACCATTAGTAGTCGGTAGGCGAGCTTGGTCCAGACCAGAGCGGCGGTTCAGTTTTCCCGGTCAGCTTCTCGCTGTCGGACGTCATCGTGTGGCCGCAGCGTTCGCAGCGCACCAATGCCATGAAGAGAATGTTGCCCTGGGGCGGCTCGTCCTGTGGCTTCGACCCAAGCCCGCCAATCCCGATCAGAGCCGGCCACGGCAGCACCGACTGCGCTGGGCCGTCACAGACTGGGCAGTTGCCGAGGCCCATCTGCGTGATCAGCCCGGCCATGTCCTCTCTGGCTTTGTTCGTCCACCAGTAGTACTGGTGCTCGTCGTTCATCGGGGTGAGGGTAGTCGGGGCAGCCGTTTGCAGCGTAGTGTCTTTGAGCGTCATGTTTGCACGCCGACGCCTATGCTACAACGTCTTGCAGGATGCAGTTTTTACGTCGCCGCACATCAGAGGAGCGGAGTCTCCCGGCGCTGCCGGGCTCGAGCGACCAGTACTGGAATTGGCATCCCGACGAGTCAGGAGCCCCGACGCCCTCGAGCTCGCTCGCGATCGCGGACGTGCTCGCCTGTGTGCGGGTTCTCGCTGACAGCGCCGCCAGCGTCCCGCTGATCCCGTACCGCGCGGCCGACGCTGGCCGCACCCGGTTGACCGGAGGCCGGCTGTCCAGCCTGCTCGACCAGCCGGCGCCAGCAACCACACAAGCCTCGTTGGTCGGGACGCTGATGTCGCACCTTGCCCTGTGGGGCAACGGCTTCGTGGGGAAGTTCCGCGGCGAGACCGGGGTGATCGAGCAGCTCGGAATGTTGCACCCGGACTACGTGCAGGTGGAGATCCGCGCCGGCACGCCTGACTACACGGTGACCGACCCGAAGACGGGGCGTGAGTCGCACCACGGCCCCGAGGACATCGTCCACGTGAAGGGCGTCTCCACCGACGGGCTCGTCGGTCTCAGCCCGATCAAGCAGGCGCGCATGGCGGTCTCGTTATCGAAGGGCCTTGGCGAGTTCAGCGAAGCGTTTGTCCGCAACGGTGCCAGGCCAAGCGGCATCCTCAAGATCGGTTCCGGCTCGACCTCGCAGCAAATGGAGTGGACATCCGAGGTTGTGGACGAGCGGCACGGCGGCGCACGGAACGCTCACCGCATAGCCGTCCTTCGCGGCGACGTCGACTGGATTCCGATGACAGGACCCCTCGACGACCTCCAGTTTTGCGAGCAACGGAAACTCTCGACCGCCGAGGTGGCACGGATTTTCCGGGTGCCGGTCTGGATGATCGGCGGCACCACCGGCGACTCCCAGACCTATGCGAACGCGGAGCAGTGGGCGTTGCAGTTCGTCACCTACAGCTTGCGGCCGTGGTGTGTGGTGATCGAGCAGGCGATCAGCACAGACCCCGACCTTTGCCCCGGCAACGTCTACGTCGAGTTCCTGCTCGACGCTTTGCTGCGCGCTGATAGCGCGACCAGGTCGGACGTGTACACGAAGGCCTTGAGCCCGGAGACGGGCTGGATGACCCGCGCCGAAGTGCGGCGCCTCGAGAACCTCGATCCCGAAGAAGGAGCACCAGCATGAAAGGCCCCGAGCAACGAACGATTGACGTCGACGTCGGCAACCTCGACACGCGCGGCCGCACAGTCACCGGCTACGCCAGCGTTTACGGCGCGCTCTCAGAACCCTTGGCCGACCTCAACGGCGGCCGCGAGCGGTTCGCGCCCGGCGCCTTCACCAGCGTCGTCGACGGCGACGTTCGCGCCCTCCTCAACCACGATCCCAACGAGGTTCTAGGCCGAACCAAGAGCGGCACGCTCAGGTTGTTCGATGAGCCGAAGGGTTTGCGGTTCGAGCTCGACCTGCCCGACTCGCCGCTTGGTCAGAACATGCGCACGGCGGTCGAGCGCGGTGACATCGACGGCGCCTCGTTCCGCTTCGACGTCGGCGATGAAGACTGGGACGGCGACGTCCGCACGATCAAATCAGTGAAGGCTTTGCACGACGTGAGCTTGGCGAGCTATCCGGCCTACACGGCCGCGAGCGTCGAGCTGCGCACACGAAACCCCGAAAAGGAGAGCAGCACGATGGAAGACATCGAAAACACGGACGCGCCTGTGGAGGCGTCCGAGGAGCGCACCGAGGAGCCGAAGGGGAACCTTCGCGTCACGGACGCCAACACGAGCAACACGGAGTCACGCACGCTGCTCGGCAAGTTCAAGACGGCCGGCTGGACTCCGGGCGGCGGCCGCACGGAGATCACCTGGAGCGACTACGAGACCGCGTCCGAGAGTCGTGCTTTGACGTGGACGGGCTCGGTCGACACCGTGAACCAGTTGCTACGCGAGGCGGGGCCGTTCGGCTACGACGTCCGCTATGCGTGGCCGGCGTTCCCGCGGGTGCCGGTTGACGGTGCCGCAACGAGCGTGAGCGTTCTCACCCAGACGGCCAGGACGCTGCCGACCGCGGCCAACGTTGTCCGGGCGATCGACGCTGTGACCAACAAGCCGGAGTCCGCGAGCACGGTGACGATGGTGGTCACGAGCCTGAAGCAGCTCGCGGCCGTGACGTCGGGCGTCCCGAACGTCATGTTGGAGCAGCCCGGGATCAACAGCGTGATCGGCAACGACCTCCGCTTGTCTTACAACGACGGTCTGGACAAGCTGGTCTTGGACGCGATCGCGTTGAGCGGCTTCCAGGCGCCGTCCACGGACCCGCTGCTGACGTCGATTCGCAAGTGCATCACGACGATCCGCGGGAACGGGTACAACCCGGACACGCTGCTGCTAACGCCGGCGAACAGCGAAACCCTGGATTTGCTCGTTACGGGGATCTCTGGAGGGACCGCGGACTTCGTGTTCTCGCCCGGCCAGTTCGCGCCGCCGACGATCTTCGGGCTGAACGTCAGGATCAGCAAGACGATTCCCGCGCCTGCTGTTGTCGACAGCCAGGCGTTCGGGAAGCTCTATGTCGGGCCGATCAGCTTGGCGACGTTCGAGGAGAACGCCGGCAAGACGAACAGCTCACTGGTCCGCTTCGAGGGCTCTGGTGTGTTCGGCACGGAGCGGCAGAACGCGGCGGTTCGTATCGCAGCCTCATAGCCATGAAGGAACCGAAGACACAAGTCACAGGGTTTCGCTTCGCGGAGTCGATGATGCAACTGGTCGTCGACTTCTCGAAGTTCCTCGGCATCACCCGCACACGACTTGTCGAGGACTCGCTGGTGATGGCGGCGACGGTCCACAACCTCGCCGCTCACGCCCACAACGAGATGATCGGGGAGCTCGTCCGCCGCTACGGCGCCGACGCGCCGATCACCATCACCGTTGGTCCCGGCCCTGATGGTGGAGGCGAGGAGACCGTGCTGATCGACGGCATCCCGCCCGATGACATCACCAGCGCGCTCGTGATCGAAGAGCAAACCGGCAGCGCCTCCGTGTTCATGGACCTGGTTGACTTCGACCGTCCCGGCGTCGGCACCGTCAGGCTCGGGCCGCACGTGCTCGTCACAAGGCCGATGATGCGCACCGCAAGGCTGCCGTGGCCGCCCGACGAAACCCTCGGGCTCGTCGCGCGCCTCGGGGAGATGGTCGGCGAGGAGCAGGCGGGGAAGCTGGTCAAGCTGCCGGCGGTAGAACAGGCCGCCACCTAGAGACCGATGGGCTCCAGGAGGCCCAGCAGGCCAAAACGCGGATTATGTAACGCCGCTGAGGGCACGCGAGGGGTGGGCCAAGGGTCACGGTCATCCTCGAAACCGTGGACGTTTCAGCAGTTCTGCGACCTGATCGGGCTGGAGCTCGAGCCGTTCCAGCGGAAGATCGCTAGCGCGATCGCAGGGCCACAGCGCGAGACGGTCGTGCTGATCTGTCGCGGAAACGGCAAGACGACCCTGCTCGCCGCAGTCAGTCTCTGGCACCTGTTGACCGTCGAGAACGCGGCGGTCTACTGCGCAGCCGCCGGCCGGAAACAGGCGGCGATCCTGTACGAAGCCGCGGCCGAGTTCGCCCGCAAGCTCGATCTCGCGAACATCGTCGACCGGCACCTCGAGCTCCGCTGGTGCCCTGATCCTGCGAAGCCGCGCGTCTTCGAGCGTCATCTCCGCGTCCTCGCTGCTGACGCCCGCCAGTTGCATGGGCTGATGAGGCCGTCGCTGGTGATCGTCGACGAGATGCACGCCCATCCCGACGACGAGGTCTACGTCACGTTGCGCAGCGCGATGCTGAAGGTGCCCGGCTCGAAGCTCGTCTGCATCAGCAGCGCGGGCCAGGGCGCCGACACTCCCCTGGGCCGACTGCGGACGCGAGCGTTCGCGCAACCCAGCGTCGTGAGGAAGGGCGCGTTCACCGACGCGAAAGGTCCCAATCTCCGGCTACTCGAGTGGTCGCTTCCCGAGGACGCCGACATCACCGACCCGAAGACCGTGGCGAAAGCGAACCCGGCGAGTTGGATCACCCCGGCGTTGCTGGCCGAAACCGCCGAGGCGATCCCGGAGCTCAGCTTCCGACGATTCCATGCCGGGCAATGGACGGAGCGCGCCGGGCACTGGCTACCAGCAGGCGCATGGCAGGCATGTGTTGGCGCCCCCGAGTTCACAGACGGCGAACGCATCTGGGTTGGGCTCGACGTTGGTGGCGAAGTCGCATCGACCGCGCTCACCTGGATCAACGAGAACCTCAACATCAACGTCTGGATCGGCCACGGCGATGCCGCGATCCTCGAAGCCAAAGAACGCATCGAAGAGCTCGCGACCAGATACGACCTGTGCGAGTTCATCTTCGACCCTTGGCGAGCGGGACAACTCGCCCAGGAGCTCCAGGAGCGAGGCATCAACGTGCGCGAGTTCGCGCAAAGCGACTCAAGGATGTGCCCCGCATCCGCCAGGTTGTACGACGCGATCGTCCACAAGCGCATCGTCCTTCCTGACGACGAAGAGATGAGGCAGCAGTCAGCGAACACAGTCGCACGACACTCACGACGGGGATGGCGCATCGACGCACCAGCCCGGGACGTCAACGTCGACAGCATCGTCGCGCTCGCGATGGCAGTCGAGCACGCAGAGTCCGGCGCTGGTGGTGTCGAGTACCTCGGCACCTTCGAAGAGGTGTTCGGTTGAAGTCGATGCCGAAGCGTTGCCTGGACTGCGGTCGCACCACCACAGGCGGAAGCCGTTGCGCACACTGCCAACGCGGGCGCGACAGCGTCTACAACAGCACACGCAAGCGCGCTCGGGCGCAAGCCACCATCGCCGCAAGCCCACGCTGCGAGAACTGCGGCGCGACCGCCGATCTCAC